TTCCGTGGAAGTCACATCCGCCGGTGCCATGATGACGCGTCGGCTGCTATCCTTAAAGCGGCCAGAAGGCCCATGCGTGCTTCGTGCCATGACCGGCCGCTAGCCTGTGGTCGACGGAACCTTTAGCCTGCCTGCTGGAGGCCGTATGTATTGTACCAATTGTCTGGCGAGTCGCTCTAGTCGCTGCGAAATCCAAGAAAGCCAAGAATGGTCATCGTGAACGTCAGGAGCGCACCAAGGATTTCGGTGAGCTTCATGCCGTCATCGAGCGTCCAGCCATTTCCTGCTGCCGGTTCAATATTGGTCTTTGCGAGATCAGCCATCAAATGGTCGAGCAAGGTTTGATCGGCCATGCCGTCAGCGGGCAGGCCAAAGCGACGTTCCGCCTTTAACATGGCTTGGCGTGCAAGCTCTGATGTGGGGCTAGCAGGAACTCTCTCAAGCTGATTAAGCTCGACCAATGCCTTTACGACGTCACGAGCCGTATGCCCTGTGGTTTCAAAAACGGTTTGGCCCGTTGGTGGTCTGCTCGGCTCAAAATGGAGGTAGATGATACCTCCTAAGCTCAACAGGCTCGCAAGGGCGCCTAGCCGATAGATGCGTTTCCGTTTCAACATTGTGTTCGCCTTGAGATCGATGTTTGGTGGATGATGACCAGCAAGGTCGGCCGAAAGGGATTTAGGATCCCCGCACCCTTGCATCCAGAGCGCGATAAAGCTCCAGATCAGGGATGCCATCGACGACATCGAGGCCAAGTTCGGTCTCGGCGCGAATGATCGCTTCTCGACTTTCGAATGTTTCTTGTCCGGTCGGCGGTGTTTCGAGAAAGCCGAGCTTGACCAGCAGCCGCTCGATCCGAAGGCGTAAGGCCGGATCGTTTTCTGACGTCGAGGACGGCGGTTCAGTCGTTTCGACGCCTCGAAGTTCAGCTTGCAAGATGCTTATCAAGTCGGGGTCGGGTTTGCCGTCGAACGGCAAACGCTGCTCGCGCTCCACCGTCTCGATCGCTTGAACGGTTTCGCCATTCAGAACCCCGGATGGTTCGCTTTTGATTCGGCCTAGCGCCTTCAGCAACTTCTGCGTCTCGGTCACCATCTGACGTGAATGGTCTTTCAGCTTGGCAAGCAATGTCTCGCTCGGCTTGCCGGTTGGCGTTAATCGGAGGGACCGTTCGGCTTTAAGGATGGCATTCTTGGTTTGTCCGCCAGCAATCCCATCCGGCGTACCAACGTCATATCCAAGATCGGTCAATAGATATTGAATGTCGCTGACCAAGGCCCTATTTGCCGGCGGCGACGCTGGTCTGCTCGGCTTGGTCGCTTTGGCTACGACCGGCTCGCTGGCAAGACCATTCTTGCAAGCTGCTCCTGCAGCTTCTTCTGCCATTGAGGCTAAGATCGGCTGTAGGAGTTCGGGCAGCGCTTGTTCGATATCAAGACCGGCGCTCTTTCCGAAATCACTGCTCTCGCCAAGCACCCGGCCGTTGTTACTGCTCAGAAACTGCAATGTCGTCGCGGTCTCGACAGTGACCATGTCAGTCTTGCCGAATTGCATCGGGATGTCTTGGCTTCTAGCCTCGACATTGAGAAAAGCGAGCACGGCCAGCTTGTCGCCACGGGCCTGGCTGAGAGCATTTTCCTTGCTCTCGGCTTTGATCGAGATGACGTCAGCGCGCGTAGCGCGAAGGGCGGTTTTGGCCAGATGGTTGATCTTGGGATCACTGGCGCGATCGCGCGTGGCGGCATCAAGCTCGCTATAGTGACGCTCGGTGAAGAGGCCGATTCGTTGGCCATCGAAACAATCGGCAGCATGGACCGTGGCCGTGCTAGTGAACAGGAGGCTGGTGGCCATCACAAGAACGTTCCGGCTGCAAATGCCGATACGTCCATCAAGCTCATTACCGATCATCGCTTACAAGTTCCTGAGGTCGTCGAGTAGGCAGGCATCGACCTTGCCTTCAGCCGGCAGGCCGCTATCGGCCTGAAAGTCGATGATTGCGCCAATGGTTCCAGGGCCAATCGAGCCATCGGCAGCACCTTTAAGGTAGCCGAGGTCGGCCAAGATCTGCTGGACTTCTCGTATCTTGTTGCGATCGGTTAAAGGGCCACATCCAGCAACGCGCATGGCATTGGTTTCGGCGAGCCGTTTATCGACACTCTCAATACAAAGATTGACGTCATCGCTGGGCCAGGTGAGAAGCTCATCGGCCTTGGAGCAGTAGCTTTTCGCGGCAATCAGCTTATTTTCGATCTCAGCGCAGATGGCGAGGTTGTTAAAGAGTGAGACAGCCTTTTCGCCGGATGCCTCGAGGGTTTGCCAAGTGGGACAAGCGCGGTCATAGCGCCCTGATTCCATGAAGGCGACGGCAGCTTCGAATTTTTCGATCACAAGGTCGTCGTTAAGCCCCTTGGTCTCGTCCATAATATTCATCTTCTTCAAGCAGCTTTGCGGCGCGATATCGGTCGTGAAACTCGTCATGGCGTTATCAAGAAGCTGGCCCATGATGACATGGCCTTCCGGCAAGCCGCCTTTGCCAACAAAGCTCTTGATCGCTGAAAGGCTGCCATCGACAGCGCCGCCGCCATTGGGGCAGTATCGCTTTTCTTGGTTGCCGCTATGCTCTTCTGCGTAGACAACTTGTCCGGTACTGACGTCGACGAGCTTGGGAATAGAACGGAAGGATACCGTCCTTTTTGTGCATTGCCCGCTGGCGTTACCCGTTCCCTGATATTTTGAATCGCTGACTTCATACTCCAGGATCTGTGGAATATAGATCCCCTCAACACCAAGGACGCGGCCAAGCTTGGCCGCCGAACCTGGCGCAACGGCACCGGAACTGCCAAAGCCCTGGGCCGCCATGACCTTATCCAGATCAGTACGGGTTACGACTTGAAAATAAGGCTGGTCGTTGACCTTGATTGATGTGAGAGCGGCTTCAAAACGTCGGGTGAACTCGTCGCTTCCGTCACCCTTCGGTGGAATCACCGCAATGCGGCGCAGATCTCCGGCTTGAGGGTGATTTGCAGGCCTTTCAATCAAGATTTCGGGACGGCTATCGAAATACCCCGCGAGACTGATGGCCGGATCACAGGAAGGCGTTCCGCTGTCGCTACTTACGCCGACGGTGCTCTTCAAATCTGCTGTCAATGATTCGACTTGCTGACAACTCGTGAGGCTAACAACCAAGACCAGCGGCAAAACAAATGTGAGAGGGCTTTGAGTGACGATCATTTCTTCCCCCGAAGAGAATGTTGTCAAAATTGAGCAATCCCAGGTTTTAAACCCTGGCGCTTTCTTGTCTGTCAATATTTAATTCAAGGTAGAATTTTTTTGAACGAATTACGTAATGATTTCGGTCGCTGCTGTTGCCGGTAAACTACGTAAGCTAAGTTCGGTCGTGGGGAAAACAGGCGATGTACCCTGTCGCTTCACGTGATATTTAGACATTTGCAGTGACCAGCATAGGAACAACGCGCGCAGCCGCCCAATGGTGGGCATCGCGTAATGACAAAGCTCCCGGCCAACGATCGATAATGCACAATGAAGTGGCCGATCCGAACAATGCCTTGTGATCCCTAGAGTCCACACTGGGTCAAAGGGTTACATAAGGACCCTGCCACACAACGCCTGCAGTGTCCGGCCGCCATGGCTCTGATCACCTCGCGACTAGTTTGCAGGCGATGTGGATGCCCGCTGCAGACCATAAAGGCTTGCTGCGACTGCGGGGCCGATGCCGAAGGCGAATAGGAGTGTCCCGAGGCCTACCTGACCACCAAGCAGCCAACCTACCAGAATCACTAAGAGTTCTAGGCTGCTTCGCACCCATGCGATGGGCAGATCGGTGACCCTTTGCAGGCCGGTCATTAGACCGTCACGCGGACCGGGGCCCAAGTTTGCTATCAAATAGATGCCGGCGCCAAACCCCGTGATCAGAACGCCAGCTACGGCTTCCGCGACTTTAAGCGATAGGCTGTCAAAGCGCGGCAGATAGGGCAGAGCATATTCGAGAGCAATCGCGATGATGATGACATTGAGGATGGTACCGATGCCCGGGGTCTGTCTGAGTGGAATCCAGCAGAAGAGCACAAAGAGGCTGATGATGAAGGTGGCAAAGCCGAGGCTCCAATGGGTGATTTCTGCGACACCTTGTGCGAGCACTGTCCATGGACTGACGCCAACGCTTGCCGCAACAAGCAGCGCCTCACCCAGTCCAAAAAGCGTGAGCCCGATCACTAGAAAGAGGAGCGACACAGGACGGGGTCTCAGCGTGAGCGGCTTGGGCGAACTCCAATAGAGCCTTGGAATGCCTTTGACAGATAGAAATCGAGGGATGAGCGCCATTCGGTGGATCCTAATTTACCTTTCAGCAGCATGTGAAAGGCAGGATATCCGGTAACGGGCAGCGTGGGCGTGCGCAAGATGAGATTCGGCCTTTATATGGTCCAGCCTTCACGCGACTGTCCGGGTAGGGTATTTTTCTGCCGCCGAACCGGCGCATGGTTATGACGAGTCTGGGTCATCTTTACGCCTTAGCACCGATCCTCTTGCGTCCGGTTTTGCTAGATCAAACCCTCGGCGTAAGCCTCCCCGTCCCGCGCGCCGCTTCGAACTGATCGCCATTGGTGTGGACATAGTCCAACCGATGGAAATAGTCGCCGCCGGCAAGGGCTGACGTATCGGCCGGATCTAATGTCACCAGGACCTCAAGACTGCCGGCATTATCGGTCAATGCAAGGTCGGTCTTGGTCACCAGCGCAGTCTGGGTGGGGTCCTCGATCGGCCTCAATGCGAACAGAGACCATTCGGCGGAAGCCACATCAGCGGCCGTGAGATTGGCGATCGTGAATTGAACCTGCGCGGTTTTTCCGATGATCACCGGATCGCCATCCGTAAAACCAAAGTTCTGATTCGAGACTGACATTAAGAAGAGCTCCCTTGCAGCGGTATCGTTTCGTCAGCCTCACCGATCAAAAAAATTGATGCTGAAGGAATGCCGACCGACAGAGACAAAGCAGAGTCTGTCTCGGCCGCGACACCCCCTTCGATGAGCCTAGCCACCTCGATCGGCTGCGCCAAATCGGCTTCGAGGGCTATCCCGACATCGACGACGCGTGTGATCGTGGCGTTTAACACCGCGTCGTTTTCGGTCGCTTGCCCAACATCACGCTGCCGGGTTGGCTGTACAGAAAGCGCGGAATCTCCTTGGATCGCTTGAGCAATCTCAACAGGTCTTGTGATCTGGATGGGAAGAGCGCTGTCAGCCTCAGTCGCCTGTCCCACGGAAACGTCACGGGCGATCTCCACAGCGGGTGCCGAATCGGTCTCGTTTGCCTGGCCGACGTCAATCGATAGCCATTTTTCGTCGAAATACGCGGCTAATGCGGCTCGCTCGGCATCGGTGATCACTCGGCTGTAGACAACAACCTCGTGAACGTGCCCCTGGTAATCCCCAGATGTCGTCGAGAAAGACCCAACGTAGAGATTATCGATGGTATCATCTAGGAGCGTTGCGACGCTGGTGGAGGCTTCGTCGCCGTTCGACCATAAGCCGTCTTGATCGCCATCCTGGAAACGGCCGATACCATAGACGGTACTGTTATCCGCCAGGACGTCAGTGAAGTCCAATTGAGACTGGGCACCCCCTCCCGCGCCATGGATGATCTCCATATCGGTACCTTGGGTCTCGAACCGGAACCGCTGTGAGTTGGCACTGTCCGTAAACCTAATGACAACGTCCGTGAATCGCGTGGTGTCAACCGGCGTGAAGACAACCGCCACAGTGACGGGCTCATTGGCAATAGCTTCACTGGCCAATTCAGTGCTTTGGATGGTCGAGTTAACTCCATCAAATTCGAGCGAGTCATTGCCATTAACAGAACTGACGGATGGCTGATCCTGAATCGTGTCTTCGGTTAGATCTCTACCGGTTTCACCGTTTTTATTGTCCCATTGTGAGACGAGGCCACCACTCTCGGTAATGGTCGAGCTGTCCGATGCATCATACCAGAACTCTAGGCCAGAGATATTAGTCGGGGCTGTGATTGGGCTCTTGAAAACGAACGCCTCGTTCGTCTCGGCCGCCTGCCCTACCTCTACCTCACGTGTGATCTCGACGCCTAGCGCCGTATCGGCCTCGACAGCGATGTCAATCGTCGGCATGGGAGGGGCTAGGTGGCTCTGAAGAAGCCTGCTGCGTTGATGGTGACTTGCAGATTGTTGCCGTCCGTGGTGGTCACGAAGTCGTGGTGGGTGAGCGGGATGATGGCAGTATCATCGCCGCCGGTGGTGTCGGCGTCGTAGCACACCAGCAGCTTGACCAGGCTGTTATTGGCAGCGCCACCGGCGCTGATATAGGTCTGATCGGGGATATCAACATCGAAGCGGTTGTTGTTGTCGTCCGGCACGATTGCGGTCAGGTCGGTGTCGGTGAGCGTGATCCGCGCGTAGTTCGTGAAGTCGGCCTCGGTATTGCTTGCATCAGCGAGCAGCGTCGACAGGTCGTCGAAGTCTTCCAGCGTGGCGTCGGCAACCGCCGCCTGCAATGCGACGACGACCAGGGCGGCATCCGCAGGATCGTTGGTCTGGACTCTGTTGTAGAGTTCGACAGCACGGCCCTTGGCAATGTTGAAAACACCATTAGCCATCGGTCTCTTTCTCCTCTTTCAGACGCATCATCTCGGTCTCGAACCGCAGGCCGAGGCGTGCTTGGTGGTCGTGGAAAGCCTTCATGGCTTGATCGAGCTCCACATTGCCGGTCGGCAGCGGCTCTTTTTCCAAAGCCGCAAGAACGCGCGCTGTCGCATCGGTCGCTGAGGTGAACAGCATCACCCACTGCATCGGAGTCATGGCGCCAGCTCCTGTAGCTGACGGGTGACATCGGTCATCGAGGTCGCACATAGCAGCGTGCCCAGCCGGTTCAGGTCGATCGCTTTGTCGATCGCTTCCTTGGTGAGGCTGTTGCCGCTGATCAGAACGTTTTGACGCGCGATTTCGAAGTCCTGGCACTGCCTGGCTTTGACCGCCAAGCCGATCGCCAAGTCGGTCTCTTTGGTGCAGGCCACCAGGAATAGCCCGAGCACCAGGCCGATGAGCATGCCGCGCATCACTTCAGCTTGTTCGGCGTGTAGTAGGTCGCGAGCCAGGGCACGGCTGTGACAAGAATGAACGCACCAACGGCCTCGACCAATGCTTTCAGGTCGGCGGCCAAGACCTCTTCAGTTGATGGCGTGACTCCGGAAGTCGCCAGGAAGACGGCAATCGCCGCCGATGCAACCGCACCTGCATGAGCTTTATGAGCTGTTTGTGTTGCCATCGTTGACCCTCCAATCAAAGCATTTATATCTTGAAATAATAATCAAGTAAACGAGGATGTTTTTTTCTATTATTATTTGCGAATGCAGAAATAATAATTGGTTTTACTGCGACCAATGTGGTTGGTGCGGGTGGCATAAGCTCATGATCGTCAACTGGGATGACTGGCTCGACGCGGTAAACGATCCTCGCTGGATCTGGGGCCACTTCACGCCGGAAGAGATGCGCTGCCGGGGCTCGGGCGCACTGATGGTGAGCATCGAGTTCATGGGCAAGCTGCAGGCGATGAGAGTCGAATACGGAAAACCGATCTACATCGTGTCAGGCTACCGCTCGCCGAGATACAATGCCGCGATCAGCAAGCTGAGAAGCTTGACCGGCGCGCACACCCACGGCCGGGCAGTCGATATTTCCGTGAGGGACCGAGAGCGCGATGTGCCGATCCTGCTCGAGCTTGCGAAGAAGCATGGCATGACCCGCGTCGGCCTGCAGTTGACGGCGTCGAAATTTCGGCTGCATCTCGATGACATGACCGCAGCGGATCGGTTTGCCGTGCGGGATGACGGGCAGCTGTTTTGCTGGACTTATTGAGTGAGAGGGGTCGACTTGAGATTCTTCGAACCAGTCGACTTCTGAACACATTGGGATTGTCAGACCCTCGGGTAGCTTGGTGCTCTCATCGCCGCAAGCGAAGTCTAGCTCCAACTGAGTCAGCCCTTTAACAACTATGGACAACATTTCAAAGAGCCCTGCGTCATCTTTGAGAGATGCACCGCTAAGGTTGGCCCTAACGAGATTGGCCTCGCTGAGATCAGCCCCGAGGAGAAAGGAACTGCTGAGATTAGCCCCTCTGAGGTCGGCCTCTCTGAGGTTGGCCCCGCTGAGATTGGCCCCGACTAAGCGGGTCACGCGAATGTCGGCACCGCTAAGATCGGCCGCAAGAAGTCTGGCTTCGCTAAGGTCGGACGCGCCGAGATTGGCATCGTTGAGCCTCGCCTCACTGAGGTCGGCTCCATTGAGGTTGGCACTAATGAGAATGGCCTCGTCGAGCCACGCCTCGTTAAGGTTGGCTCCATTGAGGTTGGCTCCTCTGAGGTTGGCACTAGTGAGATTGGCGCCGTTAAGCCTCGCCTCACTGAGGTTGGCTCCATTGAGGTTGGCCCGGCTGAGGTTGGCCTGGCTGAGGTTGGCCCCGCTTAGATCAACATTCCGAAGATCGAATCCCGAAAGATCCTTGACTGCCAAATTTGCGTCTGAGAGCTTCGCTGCCGACAAATCCCTGCCGTTACTGATTAGGAATACTAACGCTTCTCGCTTGCCGCCGTTGACTGGCCCATTCGATGTGATGATCTCCCAAGCCCTTAGTTTTCGTTCAGACGTTCGATCCGCGTAGTCGATCTGAAATGAATAGATTGACACTGCGAGACCGGCCACGGCGAGGAGGATTCCCCATGGCTCAGTTGCTTTGACGGCCGGATGCATCACCCGGAAGATCCAGAAGAACTCGCTTAAATAGTATCTGACCCGCATATCGACACTCCAATCTTTTGAAGCGTGGGTATTCGGAAATCGCGTTGTGGGCAAGCCCGTTACGACCTCTCCGGCCATTGATAAGGCATGCTGCTACTGCTAGTCAGCTGGCGTTGGATCGTCGTCAGCCTTTGCTCGATCGCCTGAATGTCTCGCTTCATTAGAGCGATGTCCTTATCGAGCTGGTAATAGAGGCTGGCACCACCAAGGACGAGGGCTAGCAGCGTCAGGATATTCACGCCGTTCAGGCCTTTAACGATCCAGTGATCGCCGTTTCCATTCGCCATCAGGCGGCACTCCTATCGAACGTTAGCTTCATCGGCCTCGGCCAATTCTCAGGCATCGCCTCGCCCGCCGGCAACACGCCTGCATCCTCATCTCGGCCCGCAAAACTGTCGTTCTTCGGCCACCATGCATCGAGCGACATGCCGAGACCGATCGCGGGGCCGTCGTTTCTTAGTGAGAAGTCGAGATCATCAGGCCGCGCTAGCCCCGCATCGACGACTGCCCTGCCCGCATAACGACCTCGAGGGCCGCGAGCGGCTGCATAGTCGACATCGTTGACGAGGATATTGCCGTCAGACTTCGGCTCGCTGCCACCGCGTGACATGCCGCCCGGCATGACAATGATGTTGTTCCGTAGCGTGATGTTCTCAGGCCTTTGATCGTTCTTGCCGTCATCGCGCCACCAAACTTGATTGACGCTGCCCCAGCCGTGATTGAAGCCACGAGCATTCATCAGGATGTTGTTCCAATAGTAGATCTTGGTGTCCTTCAAGAGCTTGCGGTTCTTGATGATGTAAGGCGGATGGGCGTGCTTGCGGTCGGTGATCCAGACCACATTGCGATAGACGAAATGCGGCCCCTTCATGCCGCCGCCCGATGAATCCTGATGTGAGAACGCCGAGGCGTGTGGGTTCAGGACCAGATTCTCGTAAGCCTCATTCTGCGCGGTCGAGCTGGATTTCTTCCAATGCTCGAACTCGATCGCATCGTCGTAGCAATAATTGAAGATGTTGTGGTGTGCCTTCGAGTTATGGAAAGCCCCCATCCGCATGCCGTCGAACACCTCATGGATGTGGTTGAACCGGAACTCACATCCCTGACTGCTCTTGCCTTCAGCCTGCTCGCAGATCCCGCCCTCGAGGTAGGCGTTGCCGCCGTCGGCAAAGTACCGCTTGGCGAGTTTGTAAATCGCGCCGCCACCCTCGCCGTTGAGGTCGGTCAGCTCGTCAACGAAGGCGTACATGCCCTCATAGCTGTAGTCGCACCACTCGATCAGCGCATTGTCGGAGACTGCAGCGAGGCGACGATTGTGGGTGCTCAGCACGTTCCTGATCGTGGCATGGTGCGAGGCTCGGTCCGAGACAATGGCGTCGGTATTGCCGGCTCCCACGACCGCCAATCCGTCGATGATCACATGAGGCGCATCGTCGAGCGTAATCAGCGGCCGTGAGAACGTATCGCAAAGCTTGACCGGCTTTCCATTTGGATCCTCGTCATCCGGCAGCCGAAGATAAACGCGTCCCCCCTCATGAGCGAAACCGTATCTAGGCTTCTTGACGGCGCCGTCGGTTGTCCAGACCTGCGTTGCCTCGAGGTCCTTGCGGCTCTTGAAGGGAAACAGCATCACGCCCTTGAAAGAGCCGATGTAAGGCTTGCCGGTGTGTTTCGCTGAGTAGACGCCCCTGCCCTCACCGCGCCATGTCTGCGTGCCCTCGATCGCTTCCTGCCAAAGCCCGGACAGGATCGCGCCGCCTGGGGTCTGCGTAAGAAGTCTGATGCCGGGCGTCTTGATCCTCAGCGTCTCGTAATAAACGCCATCGGGGATGAAGATCGTGTCGTCAGGCTTGGCCGCATCGATCACGCTTTGAATCGTCTTGCCCGGTTCCCACTGAGCAGGCGGAATTTGCAGGCTGAACGTCAGGTCGAGATGGCCCTGAACGCGGACATTGTCGACCACGGCGTCTATGGGAAATCGCTGGCGCATCAAGCACCCATACAACACCAATTCAATCCAATAAAGATCAAATCACAATAATGAATTATAATTACTTCGATAATTAAAATATTGATATAAATAACAAGCTTAACAACATCAATATCACACGCTATATATTCTATGAAATATCGCCCATCATTCAAGGTGATCTCAGATGGCCGAAGTCAAGACAATTTCCTCAAACGTTTCCAGGCTAGCGATCCGGCGCGATGCTGCCTCAGAATGGCTCACCTTCGCGCCGGTCAGTTATGCCGACTTCGGCGTCACCGTTGACAAGGAAGAAAACCTCGTCATCGAGCCTGGCCGGAACCGCGAGAAGGAAATCGCGGTCGGTGTTCAGGCCCCTGCCGGCTTCAAGCAGAACTTCACGCCGGAATCCTTCGGGCAGTTCGCTGACGGCGTCTTCCTGGTCACACCCAAGCGCACGCCGGAACGTGGCGGAAGGTTCGGCACCGGTGCGGTGACCGTGGTCGCGACCGGCTACGACATCGGCACCGATGCGGCAGCTGCAGGTTTCGTCGCCAATCAGCTGGTCTTCGCCGAGGACTTCGCCACGAACGCGAATAACGGCCTGTTCGTGGTCACTGGCACGCTCGGCAATGTCGTGGAAGTTGCTGGCCTCACGATCGAGGGCTCGCCGCCTTCCGATGCTAAAATCAAGGTGGTCGGCTATCAGTTCCCGACGGCCGACGCGAATATCGCGAACGTCGCCAACCAGTTCCCGCAGCTCACCAGCGCGACGAGCCTGATCACCGACCTCGGCCTGACGCCGGGCGAATGGGCTTTCCTCGGCGGCGCAGCGGCAAGCAATCAGTTCGTCAATGCGCACAACGGCGGTCTCGTGCGGGTGATCGTCTCAGCGTCTGGCGCCCTCACCTTCGATATCACCAGCGGCGGCATCGACGGCGTAACCGAGATGGTCACCGAAACCGGGACCGGCCTCGACATCCAGATTTTCTATGGCGACTTCTTCAGAAACGTCTCGGCAATCGGCTCGGAATTCAATGCGCAGCTTTGGGAGTTGGAGCGCACGCTCGGCATTCCGAACCCGGTAGCCAACCCTGGCATCACCCAGGCTGAGTATGTGCTCGAGGCGCTCCTCAACACGGCGGTCATCGCAGCACCGGCCAAGAAGAAACTCGAATACGATCTGACCTTCACCGGCCGCGACGGCGATACCAGGACCGGCCTCGGCGGCAGTCTGCTGCGCACCGATGGCGCGACGTTGAATGAGCGGTTGCAGGCCGACGCTTTCAACACGTCGAGCAACAAGCTCAGGAACCAGCTCTATCTCGCTGCCGATCCAACCACAGGCCTGGCCGTGCCCGCGCCGCTGTTCCGATTCCTCACCGAGCAGACGCTGACGCTCTCCAACAATGCGGTGATCGAGGACGCCCACGGTGAGTTTGGCGCCGTCGAGATCGTGCCTGGCGACTTCAGCGTCAGCAGCGCCATTACCGCCCACTTTGCCGAAGTGGCCGCGCAGGACGCGGTCCGTAACAACCTCGATGTCGGCTATCAGCTCGCCTACTCGAACACGCTGCGCAACCGGACGGCCGGCGTTCTGTTCGACTGCCCAAGAGGCTCGGTCGGCGGCGGGCGCAACACCGTTGAGCGTAATTCATCGATCAAGACCCCGATCACCTTCACTGGCGCGAGATCCGAAACCTTCGGCTACACCGCCTCATACACGGAGTTCCCGTATCTGCCATGAGCAAAATCAGCGTTTCCAAAGCCCTAGCGCCCTTCAAGCTCGAAGGTCAAAAAGAGTTCGATTTCGGCACGTTCAAGGTGACGCTCAAGCGGTTCGCCATGAGCGACCCCAAAACCAGGGCGGTTGTTGAGCGCATTCAGCGGAAACAACGTAGGATGCCCGGTGGGGCGAAGACGGATCTCAAGGCTGATATTGCCGCGTTCTGCGAAATCTCGCTCGTCTCTTGGACCCTGAAGGACGACAGCGGCAAGGCGGTGCCGATCGAGGACGCCGCCGATGTGTTCCTCGGCAGCAAAGAAGGCACCGACCTCTACTTCAACATGATCCAGATTGCCCGGTCCGATGACATGTTTGACGTCGAGGGCGGCGCCACCGACGAGGCCGAAGCAAAAAACTAACAGACGTCGCCCGTTTCATGGCGCAAATGGGCGACAGTCTGGACGCCATCCTGGAAGAGTGTGAGGCAGGCGGGATCACCCCGCCCGACGATATCCTTGCGCATTTCGAGCAGCGAGAGCCCTGGATGGACTTCTATCTGCAAGCCTATGACGACCTGTCGAGCGACCGTGGCTCGAGCGGCAAGGTGTCCTGGCTGGCCACTGATCGCTATTGCGAGCGGCATCATTTCGACGACGACTTCTCGCTCTGGTTCATGCGCTGCATCCGCGTGATCGACAACGCGTTCACTGAGGTCTGGCGAGAGCAGCAGAAACAAGAGGAAGAAGACCTTAAGCAGAAGATAAAACGATGACGCTGGCGGACGACTTCGCTCCTCGTGTCATCCACCCTGCCGTGCTGTTCGACCTCGTTCTCGACAGCGGTGAGCTGAACTTTTGGGGCGGTAACTACCCGCTTCCTGCGAACGGCAAGACCTATGTCTCTCTGCCCGGCATCGACGGCGGCATCTCAATAGACCAGAGCCTACGGATCGAAGGCCTCTCAGGCGACATTCAGCTCTCTGGGTCGGTGGCCGAGATCCTCGCGATCGCGCTGTCTGAGAACTTTCAGAACCGCGTCGCCAAGCTCTTTATCGTGTCACTCACCGAGGCCGGATTGGTCAGCTCGATCCAGCAGGAGTTTTCCGGCCTGATCGACGACATCCGTATTCAGGAAGGCCCCAACAACCCGACCATCGAGATCATCATCAGGGGTACGTTTTCCGACCTCGAGGTCGCAGCAGAGATCCGCTACGCAGCAGCCGATCAGTCAGAGGTCGACCCTGACGATACGTTCTTCGCTTTTCTAGAAGCTGCGAGGGAAGCCGAGCCGCCGTTCGGGCGGTGAAGATTGTTAGAGGCCGGTTTGACCCGTTCTGGCCACTGTTTCATATCGCGGCACTCTTTCCCTTCCAGACAATCTTATAACACATCGACTCATACATATAAATATTAAAAGTTGAATAAATATAATTGACAAACCCTTTATAATTGAATTTATGAGAAACAATCTTACATTGCTGAGAGGCACATTATGCGCGTTCTTCTTCCCATAGTTGGTTTCATGTTGACGCTTGGCGGAAATCTGACCCATGCGGAACAATATGAGCGAGGGCCTTACATCGGGCTAAGCGCGGGGTATCTGTGGCTCAATGATGTTGGCGACGGTGATGTCAATATTAATTATGACGATGGCTTCGATGTTGGTGTGCATTTAGGCTATAAGTATTGGATTTGGCGCCTCGAAGCAGAGTTTGAATACGGCCAATCAGGTTTTGATTCGATTGAAGTACTCGGATCCAGCGTTGATGTCGACGGCGACTTCGATATTTTGCGGTGGTCAGGCAGTGTCTATTATGATCTCGATAATTTCAGCAAATTTGCACCATACTTTGGCGGCGGGTTAGGCGTTGCTTACATCGATTTCGATGACGTGACGATAGGCACCATTACAGTTGAAGGAGATTCGGATACATATTTCACCGCTCATGGCGAAGTTGGGGTGTCAGTCGCGCTCAATGATCAATTCGCCGTCGTACCGGCATATCGATACCTTTGGTTTGATTCAGGCGAAGCCGGTTTCGATGATGACACTGCGCATCTTTTCAAGATCGGCGTCCGATTTGGCTTCTAGGCAAATTCAAAGGGCGCTGCTGAATAACGCCGGAACGTCGCCGATTGGCACATCCCAGACCTAAGAGAGATCGATCAAGCGGCCCGCAGCGACACCCCAAGGAGATGCGCACGGCTGAGATGTGACGTCGACAGCGTTGCAGTAAAATTGCTGCCGTCCGTCGCTGCTTCACCGATCAGGTGATGGCTGTTTGCCGCCGCGATCTCCAATCGTTGGTTCATATTGGAGAACGACGCGTCCGGATCAGGCTCGATCGTCACTGTGCCCTGGTTGATACCGATCAAGCCGAGGGCGATGCCACCGGCGACTGTGGTCAAGGCCGAGGCGATCGGATCATCACCGGCATTGACGCTGACTGAGCTGAAACTGTCGACGATCGGCGAGGACTGGTCGACATTCTCATAGCTGGCGGCCTGCATACGAAACTCTGTCGTTCCGGTGCTTGGGGTCAAACCAAACGCCGTGCCACTGGCCGCGGCGATGCCAGCCTCATTGAGACGCCAGAGCGCGGTGTGCAGGTCCTGGCCGCCGGTCGAATTCTCGTCTTCGACCAAAGTCATGCTCTCCCCGCCATAGGTCACGGCAGTGATGTCCACGCCAGGGTCGATCCGGTAGGACGTCCGAACAAGCATCAAACGGTTGCTGCCACTGCTGACCGCCTTCGATCCAGGCGTGTCGATGTCGGTGCTGACATTGGTCCAGGCATCAAGGAGCACGACCGGCACCAGACCGCCGGCCATGAACGTGGCGACGGCTGGGATCATGTGTTCTCTCCGAGAATGCGCCAGACATTGTCGGCCTGGTTTGCGCCTGTAGCGATCATGATCAGGGTCGCGGTCGCGCCAGCCGGGATCGTCACGCCATTCTCGAAAACGACGTCATCGCTGGCGGCGGCAGAGACGCATGTTAGGGCCGCCGTGCCGCGATTGTGGATCACGATCACGCTGTCCAGTGCCAGCCGGCCGCAGGTGACGTCCTGGGCTGATGCGCCGGTGAACTTGATCGCCCCGCCTGCATCGGATTGAGCGAGGGTGAACGAGCTCGCCTCGGTCCTCGATGTGTCGATACCGTCGATCGCGTTGTTGATCAGCGTGTCCAGGTCGGTACCGCCCTGCTGGACCGTAGTGGCGTTCAGCGTTCCCGCAATCGTCAGTACCGCCGCCGCCATGGTCATGAGCGTCGTCACCGTCCCGGCCTGCATGTTCTGAAACACGACCGTCGCGTCTTCCGAGCCGTCTGTGGCATCGGTCACCGACATCTGGATCCGAAGGCCGTCGAAATCTTCCACGGCATTATTATGGGCGAACAACCTGAGGAGTGCTGCGGCGCCGGCTGAGATGTCCGACCCTACCGCCAGTTCGCCTGTCGAGCCCGACCGATCGATGGTTTGCGTGTTCGTGAACACATTGGCAATCGCCGCACCGACCGCGATCTCTCCTTGATGGAAATAGCGGATCTGATTGGTGGGATCGTTCAGGAACTCCGCGATCTTGATGAACGCGTTGTTCTCGGCATTCCGCACCATCCAGGCCGGCGGCGAGACACTGGTATTGACCCAGTTCTGATAGGGTTCGGGTGCTGCCGGCGCTGTTGCGCTCGAGAACTTCGTGACCTCAGCGAGGATCAGCGCGTTCATCTCGTCCAGGACTTGCTGGCCGGTTCCGTCTTCGACGACGGCATTTTCATCAGTAGCCATGACGTTTCCTCATGCAGCGGCGGCGAGCTCCCGTGCGCGCACGGCAGCCTGGAGAATTTCGATGTTGAAGGCGGGCTCGAAGGATCGAAGCTGGATCCGGAACTCGACAGCCCGGTGAAACAGGTTGCGGGTCTCGATCCGCTCCCAGGACGACCAGACCGGCGAGGCGTTGGGATCGTCGACGGTGAACCGCGCTTCCGTGAACGCGGTGCAGACCGACGGGTCGATGATCCCCGAGAACGAGATGAAGTCCGAGACCAGGCCTGGCCGCGCGGTGAACAGATCCTCGGGATTGGTGATCTGCGTATCGAGTTCGACCTCGATACGCATGCGGGTTTTCTGCGCCAGTTCGAGGCGGGTGAAGAAGTAGTAGACGCCCTCGCCCTCGACATCGCCGAGGCTACCGACCGCACTCACCAGCGGGATCGCGCTGAATGACGGCTGCGTCGAGATCCTGTCCTTCGGCCGAAGCTTGATCACATTGCTGGTGCGATCGAACGCGATCGTGTTCAGCGGGTTGGTCGACGCCCAAGCCGGTCCCTCGGCGATCGTGACCTGATCCTCGACGCTGTCGTTCGGCTGGAAAGCGCTGGCGCTAATGATCTGCGCGAACGGCACTGGCCGGACATTGTTGGTCGAGATCTCGGCGAAGCCTGACGAAATGCCGAGTTGATCGACGGCGCGCACATAATACGTGCCGACCAGGGCAGCAACCTGGGTGAACGTTGCGTCACCGTTGACCGTGCCGCCCGCGAGCTGGATCGAATTCGCTGAATTGCCACCGGCAGAATTGCAGTGATGGCGGATCTCGATCTTGCCGCCGCGCCGAACATCAAGATCCGGGTGCAGGTCCCAATTCAAGAGCGCGGTGTTACCGACAATCTGGACTGACAGGCCGGTGACATCGCTCGGCGCGGCGCTCAGGCCATTGATCTTAATCCCGGCGTTGTCCGAGGGGTCCGAGGTCAGAAACAGAGTGTTGATCGTGAAGACGCGAAAATCATAAGCGCCTGGCGCCAGGTCCAAGATCTCACTCTTGAGGCCTGTGGTTCGCGGCAGGTCGATGTAATCCGTGTCGGTGGATAGCTTGTATTGCGGCTGATAGATCCTGAAGAAGGGATCTTCGGACGATTCCCACTCCATGGTCACCGCGACGCGCACGCCGGCACCTTCGATGGTCTCGAATAGCCGCTCGGAGATCTGAGGCACACTAGGCGGCTTCACGACCCTCGGATCGGCGATCGCCGCCAGCTTGGACGCCGCGATCAGCTGCTCGGCCGTGGTGTTCGGGTCAAAGGTGTTCGCCTCGAGCTGCCGGCCTGAGAAGTCGAGACGAAAGCGCGGAATACCGCCCTCGATGTCGACGAAGGTCCGTCTCGAGGTGCATTGAAACGGCGTGCTGCCATCCAGGCCGAGCTTGGCATAGTCGAGGGTGAAGACGTCGCCAGCCTCGGTGTCGTAACGCTGCATCTTGGCGGCAAACGAGATCCGCCTTTCCTGCCGTCTCAGATTGAGCTCGGATTGTGCCAGACGCTGTGCGGTCGATGCCTTGGGGCAAAATTCGAGGTCGAGACGCTGAGGGAACGCCCCACCGTCCTGGCTTTCGAAAGCCTGATCGGACACTTTCGGATAGTCGTCAGGCTGAAAGAGACGCGCGGGCGAGATGTAGGTGCCGGTCAGCGACGTGGTGCGCTCATCGAGGCCGACCTTGGTCGAGAGCGTGATGTTGCCCTCGATGTCGGACGAGGTGAATGTCTTGATCTGAGCCGGATACTCTTGCGTCACGACCGCGATCTTGCCGGCCTTCAAGGTCAGCTTGGCGCCGGCTGTGGCGAGGATCTTCTCCAGCACGTCGCGGGTGAACCGTCCTCGATAGGAAGCCGCGCACACATAGCGGACCTCCTTGACCTTCGTGACGACGAAGTCGCTCAACACCGTAAAGGACAGCGAGACATCGGCCATCGCATTCGCGAAGCTACTGGCGAGCTTTAGGCTCGAAAAGCCGATCTCACCAACGTCGCCGATCCGATGCCGGCGCGGAATGACGTGATAGTCGGTTGCAGCGGTGAGCCCTGCAGGGATGATTCCAGAAAGCTGGACCACATCGCCATATTGGAAATCACTGACCGGGAAATCGGGGAACAACAGCTGGTTCACCGAGAACTGGGTCGCGCGGGTGGTGCGGCTGAATTGCTTGGCGTCGATCAGGTTCTCGCCGAAATCAGCCGCCGCCTGCCAGGACGCGAGGTCGATCTCGTCGGCCGTCCTGCTCGCCCCGCCGAGGCGCTTCGGCTTGACCAGGATGTCATAGGCCATGATCAGCGGGTTGACGGTCCAGCGCTGCGCGCCGTCGCGAGGATCGATCGGCTTCCTGGCCCGACAGATCACGCGGATCGTCGGATCGCCGTCGTAGACACCTTGCTTGAACTTGAAGCGGCCATAGACGTAGGCGATGCCGGTCCCGCGGAAATTGCTGTCGACCGAAGTTTCGTGTCGCAGGTCAGAAAGCACGCTTTGCCCAGGTACGCCGAGGCGCTCTTGAAGCCTGGCAACATTCAGGAACCGCCCGAAGTTCGGCGTCGGCACAATATTACCGCGGCTGTCGGCCTGGGTGGACAGCTCGACCAGCACGCCGTCGATTTCCCAAAAGGCGATTTCCTCGATCTCATCGCCTGTGACGGCCGCGACGAGGTGCAATCTGCCCCGGTTATCGACCTCACGGAACACCACATCGCAATCGAGGCGCACATAACCATAGGCGAACTGCCTGGCAGCGGTGGTGACCTCTTCCTGCTCATCAAGCTGACGAAGCTGCTGACGGACATCGCGAATGCGCAATCTCGGCTGCTCGACATCAGCGACCGCCGCCTCGATCGCGGACTTGTTGTCCCGCTCGATCTCAAGGGCTTCTGAGGTGGTGACGACCATCAGAGCGCCTCGCGAACGGTGATCAGGATGTCGTAACGAAACGGCGGCGTCAGCAAGCGGCGGCGGGTGGTCTCGTTCAGGAAGAAGAGGCCCTTGGGGTTGCTGGTGACGACCTGATCGCCATCAATGTTCGGCTGGCGGATCGACGGCCAGATGTTGATCGTCGCGAGCCCTCCGGCATCGGTATCGACATCGTCGAGCACCTTATAAAAATGCGCCCGTTCGGACGGCCCGATCTGGATGGCATCGCCGGCAAGCAGCCAGCTGGTCTCTGAGACCGCAGCACCTTTGACGTCGATCGTGTTGCCGATCTGGCCGCTGCCGTTCAACGTCGGCGAGCTTGACACTATGGCGGCGGTCCCGCGTGGAACGGCGTTGCTGGTGTCCGGAAGAAGAAAGGTGCCGACAGGGCCGAGCAGCTTGGACAGAAAGGCTGAAACCTGTTCCCCTGTCTCCCGCTCGAACTTCGGAAACTGCAAGTTCGCCATCCAGTATTGGCCGGGGAACGACTGGACTTGAACGCTACCGTCGAAGGACGACTCCGTGATCGACGCAATATTCACCTCGATCATCTCGATCTGAGCAAACTTGGCGAACGGCATCTCTAGGGCGGTGTTTGAGATCATGACGTTCGCACCATGTTTTTCGTCATGCGCGCGGTTACCTGGGCCGACACGATGGGGATGCTTCGATCCACCTCGCGCACCATGGCTCGAAGCTCCTTGATCGCCTCATCGCCGGCACCCCGCGCATCGATGTTGAACGTGTTGACCACCGTGGTGCCACCGCCGGCCGCTTGCCCTGGCGGCGCGATCGCCTTGATGCCGAGGTCACCGTCAGAGGTGCGGACCGCCGGCACGATGAACTCGGGCCCTGCTTCGCCGGCAAGGCCGATCTGACTGGTGGGCGTTACGCTTGCCCCGTTGCTGATGGTGGTCAGACTGTCGAGAACGCCGCCTGTCCGGAAGCTGCTCTGAGTGAGACCACCGGCGGAGGCAAGCCTGACAGGCTGGTTGATCAGGCCGCCTTTGGCAAAAATACCAATCGGATCAAGGGGATTGAAACCGCCGCCACCGCCCGGCGAACCAATGCCGCCAACGGCGTCCCCTGCCTCGCCGGCAAGCTGAATGATTTCCCGCAGAAGCGCGACGATCTCGCGCAAGAGACCAACGAGTTCCCTGAGCACCCGAACGCCAGTCGCGAGGATCTCTCCAAAAACTCTGGTGACGCTCACCAATAGATCTGTGAAGAATCCAATGATGCTGCTGACGATCTCCGCGCCGGCACTCAGAATGTTGTTGAATGAGACATCTGCCGCAGCGTTAACGGCGCTGAAAATGGCTTCGATCGCAGCGCCCAACGCCTGGAACACGGAGGTCAAAGCATCGCCGAGCGCCTGACCAGCCGCCCCGATCGCGTTGAAGATCCCAGCCACTGCATCGCCGAGCGCGCGGAACAGGCCGCCCACAGCATCGATGACTGCCGTGAAGATTGCGACGAAAGCCCCGGCCAGAGCTTCGATGGCCTCGCCAATGCCGGTAAAGATCGCGCCGACGGCCTCACCGAGACCCGTAAACAAAGCGACCACGGCGTCGACCAGGCCATTGATGAGGGTCAGAACGATATCAACAAAGGCTGAAATGACGTCCCCGGCGCCCTCAAAGACGGCCAGAATGACCTCACCCAGGGCTTCGAAAATATCGATGACCCCCCGGATCGCTCCGCTAACCAAGCCAGACAGGCTTTCGAAAATGTCGACGATGATGGCGATCGCATCCCCGATGATCTGCGCTATGCCCTCGCCCAGGACCCGGAACAGGTCGACGATGGCCTCGACCAGGGCGGCGACAATATCCACCACACCCGTGAGCAGGCTTTCGAAGATGTCCAGGATCGAGTCAATGACCGCCTGGATGATCGCAGGGACGATACCGCCGAGGCCGGTCAGGCTATCGATGATGGTTTCGATGAGAAGCTCAAACGACTGACCGATACGCCGAATAAGCAGGTCGATCGCATCCGCCACATCATTGACGAAGTCGTCCAGCCTGGCCGCCGTCTCGAACAGGAATTCGGTGAAGCGGATCAGCGCATCGGTTATCAGGACGATAGCGACAGCAACCGCGATGGCGGCAACGGCGACAATGGCCAGGAAGACCGCTGCAATGGCCAGGCCAGCTGCTGAAGCAAGCGCTGCCTCACCAACCACGGTCAGACCGATAGCAATGCTGTTTAAGATGACCAGGATAGCTGCCGCGATGCCTTCGGCGACGATCACAAGCGCTGTCGCGATAGCGGTAGCGAGGATCTCCAGCACACTAGCGATCAACGTGGCCGTCGATGTGATAAACGTCGCAATGCCGGTGCCGATAGCGGTCAGCGCCGAACCGATGCCGGTTAGGGCAGCTGTGGCGGTCGTGCCTAGGGTGGCAAAGGCTCCTGATGTTCCGGCTGCAGCTACGCCCGTCGACGCCGTCGCGGCAGTTGCGGTCGCTCCGGACGTCGCGATCGCCGTGTTCGCCGCCGTCCCAGCTGTACCAAGCCCGAGATAAGACGCAATCGCGCCGCCAACCGCGCTGATAATGCCGCTGAAGGCCGTCGTAGCGGCGCTGAGCAAGGCTGAGAATTGCTCGTTTGACAGCGTGCCGAACACCTTAATCGCGGTACCGGCGACCTTGGCGAAATCGCTCTCGGCCGAGATGCCGAGTGTTTTGAAAACATCCTCGCCGGAGATGCCAAGCTCGCTGATGATGACGCCCGCCGCACCGGCGAACGCACCGAACTGTCCTTCGGCCAGGCCAAGCGCGCGCTCGGTAGCTTGCGCGAAGCCAGTGAATGAACCTTCCAAAGAGGTACCAAGGCGATTCGCCAGCGTCTCAGCGTTGGCGGCAAAATTGCTGATGTCGACACCGAGGGCATCGAAGAATTGATCAAAGGTGCCAGCGATGTTCTTAACACGGACGTCGAACGCATCGGCAGCATCTCCAGCATCGGCAAACGAGGCCTGGACCTTCGTTCCGGACGCCTCAGCCGTGTCGCCGACATCGTCGAGCGACGCCTGAGCGCCGGTTAGTGAGTTTTCGATGGTCGTGCCGGTGATCTCGGCCGTGGTGCCAAGATCTTCGATCGAAGTTTGCGCGGTTTGGATGCTGGAAACGGCCTGCTGCGCTGACGTATCAGTCGCGGGCCCAATCTCCTCAAGCGATTCGACGAGCGGTTTGACCGCATCGGTGGCCCCGCTGAAGTCGACCCCCTCATTGAACGCCTCGGAGATTTCTTCCGCTGCGTTAGAGAAATCCGCTCGCACGTTCGGCGGTATTAGCGCGTCCGCACTCACCGACTCGCTGACGACGTCTTTCAGCGCCTGAAGCTCGCCGCCCACCAGATTGACGAAGGAGCCGACGACTTTGATGCCAAACTCAAATGCCGACCTAAAGCCCTCGAAGAAACCGTCAACGACGTCGGCCAGGAAATCGAACAGTTTCACGAAAGGTCGCGATATGACCTCGCCGAGAATGCTAAACGCCAGAGCGGCCGCGTTGCCGAGACCCTTGAACAGGCCGATGATCGTATCGACCCCGCTAGCGATCCTACGGATCACACCAGGCAGGGTCGTGCCGCTCAGGCTCAGAAGAATGCCGCCGAGAGCACCGATAGCAGCGACAGCGAGGCCGATCGGGTTGACCAGAGAAATGAAGAAAGCAGCAACGCGCAGCGCCAGGAGGATCGTGAATGCGCTGATGATGCCCTGCACGGCCGGCAGCAAGATCGACACGCCGCCGGTGAGGTTCGCGACCGACGCCGTCATCTGATCAAAGAGGCCAACGACCTGCGGACCGAAGGTTGCCGCCAGGGCAGTGGCTAGGTTGGCAGCGCTCGACGCTAGGTCCGTGAAAGCCCCGATGACAAAGATGATCGGCGCGAGCACGGCGTCGAGATTGTCGGTCAGGGTGTTAATCACCGAGGCGATGCTGTCGAAGGCCTCGGTCAGGAACGACGTCGTTCCGCGTGCGCCGATGGCCTGGATCAAGCCTGAGAAGGCGGACGATGCCCGCTTAACGGCTCCATCAAGCGTGTTGGCCATGGCCGCTGACATGACATCGAGGCTGTCGGTCGTCGTCTCTGCCTGCAGGCCCAGGGTCACGACCTTTTCGCCGCCATTGGCGAGCGCGAGGAAAGCGCTGGCAGCTTCGGCACCGACAATCTTAGTAGCCGCGGTCAGATCGAGTTCTTTGTCGCGTAGGGTCTGGAATGCGTTCCCGAGCCCCACCGTCTTCGGGTTAACGTCATCGATCGTCAGGCCAAGGCTTGCGAGGCCTTCGACCACCTCGTTAGGCGGATCGGTGTTGGAGAGGCGGATTAAGATCTGGCGAAGCGAGGTGCCGGCCTTGGATGCGTCGATGCCGACATCGCCTAGGACACCGATTGCAGCCGCCGTGGTTTCCAGGCTTACGCCAGCAGCTTGAGCAGCCGGCGCAACGAAGGACATGGCGCTGGCCAGCGACGTGATGTCGGTATTAGCGTTATTCGCGACCGTGACGAGAGCGTTCAGCGATTGTTCTGTCTGCTCGGCGCCGAGCTGGAAACCGCCCATGATGTTGGTTGCGAAATTCGCGGCATCGCCGAGCGCGATCGCGCCGGCCTGGGCAAACTTCAACGTCGGCGGCAACGTCTGCATGATGGTGTTGGTGTCTTGACCGGCGCGAGCCAGGAACAGGACACCTTCAGCGGCTTCCTGGGCCGAGAACTGCGTGTTACGGCCGAGATCTTGGGCCAACGTCTGCAGCTGACCGAATTCGTCACCTGTCGCCCGCGTGACGCCCTGCACCTGCGCCATGGTGGCCTCGAACCCACGAAGCTCGCTCACGACCTGGCCGAACGAGAACCCGGCCGTCAAGCTCAGCGCCACGCCGCGCAGGTTCAGAAAGGACGTGGTCGCGCCGGTGATCGACGATCGGAACGAGCGGATGCCGCCCACCGCGCCGGCGAAACCCGTTCGAAGCGCGCCTGTGGTTCTTGCGGCCGCCGAGCCGAGGCCGGTGAGCTTCCTTTGGGTATCGGCAACGCCCGCGCCGGCCTGCCTCGGACCGTTGGTCGCGCCGATCTTGTCAATGCTCTGACCGGCTTCGGTGCCTGCCTTCTTGAGACGCTCCAGCAGCTGCTGGGATTGAACGACAGCACCGTTCAGCTGGCCATTGTTGAGCGTTGCAACAAGCGCGCCCATCAGCCGAACCCAAACTTTGCGCGCACGGCAGCAATGGCGGGCTGCAAGATGCCCTGAGGTGCCTGGGCTGAACTGCCATCTTCGAGAAACTCGATCGCCGGCCCAGAGTTGTGAATGAAGATGTCGCCTGACTCGAGTGTCCAGCTCTCGAGAAGCGTCGCTGCCGCGTTCAGATGCGCGACGCTCTCGCGGTCGAGTGGCGGTAGGCTTTCTCGAGTAGAGGGTCTGGGGCCTTGCGGATTTCCCTCAAAACGGAGATTGATCGACGCGATGTCGGCATGCCAATTGTTGCGGTGCTGGCCAAAATTGACCGGCGTTCCGGTCATCGCGCCCTGCAGTAAGGAAAAGGCACCCTTCTGAACGTGCGTCTCGGCTTCCGCCTTAAGAGCCTCAATATCCTCATCAAAGCCGTCGGCAGTGATGGGCATGGCTGTTTCCTCCCATCACGTCACGGTATATTCGAGTTCAAGGCCGACACGCCCATGCGCCTCGCCCCTCGGCGTCCTGCCGAAGGTGCGCCAGGACAGATCGCCCGGTCGCGCATTCGTCGGTGTCGAGATGTCCCTGATCACCTCGCGCACCTGATCGGCAAGGGTTCGAAGCAAGGTCGGGCTTTCGGTGGCGAGCGGGACGTAGACGTCGACCGTAAACAACGCGGCCTGGGTATCGAGCACACCGACCGCATCATTGAAGCCGCCCACATCGCCGAAGATCACCTTCAGCCAGGGCGCTGCGGGAGGCGAAAAATCCTCACTAAAGGGCCACTCGATCCGCGTGCTCTGATCCCAAGTCGGCTCAATCGCTGCCCAGCCATCGGAGAACGCCTTCAAATAGTCTTGATTGGCGGCTTCGTAAGTCATGCGCGTAGCTGCAGGGTGTAACGAAACGCCGCTGTCCCTGGCTTGTGCTGGCCGACATGCATGACCGCGTAAGTCGTGCTCCCGTCCTCGACCTGATCGGCCGTCGTCGGAATCACGTCATTGAGATCGGAAGGCGCAATCAAGCAACGCTGATCGGTTGCGCGCACCTTCTCGCCGTCAATCTCATTGACCCTGAAGTCTTTGAACAGTGCCTGTACCGGCGTGCGACCAGGATCTGCAGGCGCGGTTTTGCCCTGCCAGGGCTGACCCGAGACGCGATCGGTCGATGGCTTTCTAATCAGGACGACCTCGCGGCCATCCTTTCGCGTGCGGCGCTCGAGGCCTATGCGCAATGTTCGCGACATCAGAGCACCATTAAGCTTGGTACAGGCTGGCCGGCATTGGTCAATGTGCCTGAGACATCAAGAGTGACGGCGATCTGGCCGAACTGCGTTTTTTGAAGGCCCTCGGCTTGCGAGAACTTCTCTTGATCGCGATCGATGGTCTGCTCGTCGATGCCGCCCGGCAAATCGCGCAGCACGACGAAGTGAGCGGCGAGGTACTTCTCGATTTCAATGAGGATGGCGTCGCTTAAACCCGCATTGGCCAACTGCTCCGTTACAAAGCCGTTGGCCGTCACGAGCGCGCTGTTCAGGTCAACATCATCGATCGTGATGCTCTGGCCTGTCAGCAGCGCTCGAATGCTGGCAAGGGTCGCCCGCGCCATTCATATCAGCCCTTGGCGTCTTTCTTGCGCTTCTTCTCGTCGTCAGCACGTGCCCTGGCCTCATCGGCACGCTTTTCAGCGAGCGCGAGCAGTTCCTCGGCTGACAACACCGGCTCGAACTTGTTCTTGAGCGCTTCGAACGTCGCCTCCGACACCTCGAACTCGTCGCCTGCCTTATAGGTCTTGCTGCCTACGTGATGCTTGCCGTGACCCTCTTTGATCCTAACCAGCACGATGGGGCTCCCTTACGGCTTGGTGAAATGAACGATGCCCGATCGCCCGGTCGGATCGGCCTTGATCCGCGGCACAAGGATCGACATCACCTTGAAGCGATTGATCGCCCCGCCCTGCTCCGGCCATTCGACCAGTGTCGGCAGGAAGCCGACCACCGCATCGACAACGTCACGCTGCATGGTGACCAGAACGACGTTGTTGGCTGCCAGGCGAAGCGATTTCCGGATCGCTCGAAGCTCATCGATCTCGAGCAAGCGCGCCATGATCGACTTGTCGCTATTGGCCTTGAAATCCGCCTGGATCGCGGTGTGGTAGGCGCGCGGCAGATAAAGGACGAACGGCCCCTCGAGAAGGTCGTCATAGGCTGCCTGGATCATGTTCAGGACGTCGGCGAGCATCTCTTCGCCGGTCTTCGATGCATCGGCCCAGCCTTCATTGCCCCCCGAACCGCCCAGGCTGCCCGTATTGCGGTTCGGGTGCGTGGTGTAGCCGTAGAGCGTGTTGCCGCCATAGGCGAAGGTGCCGTTGAAGAAGATATCGTCCGTCAGCACCGACACCGCGCGGGTCGAGCGCTCAACGCCCGTCACATCGATCGGCGTGCCTCGATTGCGCCCCGTCTGCAGCACGCGCTCATCAAGCGTAAAGCCGTGGCTGATGATCGGCAGAGGAATGCCGGTCAGGGCGTATTCGGAGATGTCCTCCTTCGGTGCCGAACCGGCATACATCGAGATGCTGGCCTCGCCCTCGTCGGTCAGGGTCTCGTGCTCGAGGACCGTGACGCCCATCGCATTCGGCACGTTGAAGCGAAGCCCAGCGCCAAACAAATCGGTGACCGCGACGAGCGGGTCGCGATAAGCGTTGATGACGGTCTCGTCCATCAACTTCCACTCTTCATCGCGAAGAGCGGCGTTGACGTTCAACTCGTTTTGGATCGGTCGTAGGACGTCGAGATTGCCAGCGCGAATCGCGGCTTTCATCGGCGCTTGCTGAAAGACCTCGCCGAAATATTGCGGCCCATTGGCCCCGTGGACCATGAAGCCTTCGATTTTAGCCATCGTCGGCGCTCCTTAGTAAAACTCGATTTCAAGGCGGGAGTCAGCGCCGGCTGCAGCCTGCAGAGCCCGCCCAACCGCCGTACCGGCTGCCAGGGTCCGCACACGGCCATCACCGGCACTCTCGACGCTGGCATTGGCCGCGATCGCAGCCGAGGCAATACCCACGGCAACCTCGCCGCGCTGCATGGCCTGGACGAGCACGACATCACCTGATGCATAGGCATCCGTGGTGCTCTTGCCCTGCGCCTGATCTTCCAGCGCAATGTAGAAGCCGTTCACGTCGCCGCCGGCGCTCGAATGGACCTGAACGGTGCTGACGGCACTAAATTCGACCAGATGCCCCGGCGTGATCGCAGCGCCAGCCGTGGGTTCTTGCGTCCAACGATGCCGGACCCTTTTGAGAATGGTAGCCATGATACCCCCTTAGTGCCGCGTCCATTCAGGTTCGCCCGGACGCTCTGCAAACATCTTCGGCGCTGTCGCAGGAGCCGGTTGCGCACCGGCATAATTCGCGACCGCAGGCCGACCTGCGTTCGCATCGTCGAACGACAACGCAGCGAGCTTGCGCAGGTGGTCGTTACTCATCGCGTCGAGATCGGCGTCGCTGAACTGGTTGGACCCGTTCGCCTTGACCTGGCCGATCAGCTCGGCGCGGGCGCGCTTGCGTTCCGCCATGCCCTCGGCAAGAACCTCGCGGACCTCGGGAGGAGCACCGGCGAGGAACTGATCGGGGTTTGTCGCGGCGGGCTCCGGTTCGATCTTGACCTCGGGGAACGCGCCGGCAGCCTCAGGTTCGACAGTAAGCTTCTCGAACTGCTCGTCAGTGGCGCCCATGAGGAACTCGCGATCATCCTCAACCCATGTTGCGGCCTCGTTGGCAATGAGCCCGTCGACCGCGTCTTTCCGTTCACTCATCTGTTGTTTCTCCTGTTGAACGGTGATCGGCATGAACTCGGCAACGAGCGCGCCCTGAACCGGATCGTCGGAAAGGGTAACCGTGCCGTCGTCTGAAAGACTGAAATCGCGGCTGAACGTGCCGCTTGATGTTTGATAGACTACGTTGCCCTCGAACACTTCGACGACCATTGACCACTGGTTTTCGCCGACTTTCGTCCTGACCGCCTCGGACAGGATGCGGCGCTTGGCATCATCGCCGATCGCGTGGCCCTTAAGCTCGAGACTGTCGGCGAGAAGCTCGATCGTGCCACCCTCACCACCACATGCACACGCGTTCTTCGGGCCGTGGTCAGCAGCGAGCGCGATCGGGCTGGTCGCAGTCTCAGGGGGTTGCAGCTTCATGACGTCTCCTTGATTGACGCGCGGCGCCCCGCAACCGTCCTCCCAATTGCAAGCGCCCTCGAGGCCCGGCAGGAACGCGACGTGGTCAGGAACCCAAGCGGTCTGCGAACGCTCGAACTTTCGACCGTTGAAGGTTCCGGATCGTTTGACGGTCTCGTTGAACGCACCAACCGATACGTCGATCGGATCGCCGGCCTCGAGCGCATCGGTCAGCTCGATCGCGGCCTCGCCCATCGCCTCGGCCTTGGCGAGGTCGATCCAGGCTTCCATGACCAGCTTATCGCCCGATCGGCGCGCATTCCTGATGCGCCCGAGGCCCTCGCTCTTCCAGACATCCTGCGATCCAGCCGAGACGAACAGGCCTTCACGCTGAGGATGGCCTAGCGTTGCCGGGCGGTCATTCCAGCTGTCAGGAATCTTGGCGAACACATTGACGTCGTAGAACTCAGGATGCTCGCAATTGGCGCACTGATAGACGCCGGTGCGGAGCGCCACCATCGGCACGACAAGGAACTCGTCGTCGTCGACCTCTTCTCGACGCGTTTTAGAGACCTTGGCTCTGAAGATGCGGAATTGCGAGTCCATGCTTGCCAAATAGCATGAACCTTTAAGTAAATCAAAGAAGTTATTAAAATGAATAAATAATTTACTTATTCATTATTATTATTTTAGATCTGTAATACTTCATCAACATCAGGCCTGTTCTTCCCCGCCCTCATCATCGGAGGCGATCTCATCCGGCAACTCGGGCGGCAAATCAAGAAACCGCTCGCGCACCTCGCTCGGCGCAATGACATTCGTCGCCTGGCCAAAGTCACGTACAGCACCCGCCCACTTACTCGCGGTATCGGCCTTAGCATCCTCATCCGCGTCGGCCATCGAGCCCCAGACAACCTCAAAGGTCCCGCCTTCGGGCTCAGGCAGCACGCCGCTTTCAACAAAAACGCCGACCGTGGGGCGAAGGATCTTGGGCTCGGCGTAATCGGTGCGCCGCTCGCTGATGCGGTTGGCGAAGTTCTTCTCATCCTGCGAGGACGCCAACTCGCCAGCCTCGGAACCGATCAAGACCCGCTTCGGAATGCCGGTTGCTGAACTGAGAAGACTGATGATCACATCGAATGAGCCGCGCGGATCCGCAACCGAGCTTTGCAAATATTCGAGATCCATGCCGCTGGAGAACAAGACGCGGCGCAGCTTATGCTGCAGCTCGTCGATCTGTTCCTTGACCTCAGCCTTCTCAGGGTCAGTGAGCGGCCTCGCCTTCGGGTCGTGATTGGCATGCAGCGGCGATTTCGCTAGCATCCAGAACGTCTCGGCCGAACCGCCGACCACCTTGATCATATCATCGAGCAGATTGAGCACGCGCTCGAGGGCCGGCGTTCCGAGCACATCGTTCTCAAGATTGTCGGCACTAACATGGATCACGCGCGACCAGTGCGCCCGCACCGATCTCGTCGGCTGGGTCTCGCCGCTCGCTGTTCGTGTCTGCAGCGAGTAGGACTGCGGCCAACCGAAACGCGGCGATGTCGGATCATCCTCATGACGGTCGATGGTGATGTTGTTCTGACCGTAGGGCGCCAGGTAAAGCAGTCCTTCCGGTCCTGCGGCACCCCTGATCAGCGGCTCGCTGAAGTCGTCCTGGCCGGCAAGACCGATCAGCATGACGGCATACTCGCCGAGGGCTGCAAGCGTGTCGAGACGCCGGAACCGTTCGATGATCCGGTGCTGGTCAACAAGGTCCAGCCAGGCCCGCTCGAACGGCGTCTCGACCTCCTCGTCATCATTGTCGGTCAGGATCGGCAAGTCGCGCCAGGTTGCACGAATCGGCCGATCGACAATGGTTCCGGCAATATCCTGCCGCTTGTACCGGGCGCAGTAGTCGACGAAGGTTGGGCGGGTTCGGTAGCCGAGTGCCGACCACACATCGCGATCGCCGCCGAACTGCAATCCAGCACGTCTCGCAAAGACCGTTCGCTCGACCAGGAGGGATTCTGTACTCATGCCGTGTCTCGCAAATCAGGATGGCGGCGCAACAACTCGTCGATCGAGAAGATGTCGCCGTTGGTGTCGAACAGATCCTCAAGGTCGAGCTTGCGTTGGCGATACCACGTCGCCACCTGCTCGCGGAGAACCTTGTTCTGAAAGGCCGGTGATTGCTTTCGGAGAAACTCGTCGAACGTCACCGATGCCGGCGTCCGACCGGTCAGCTGACGTGTGCGCTTTCGAGCGAACTTGTCGAACTGCCCCTTGTGCCCACGAGGCAGCGCACCGCGGCTTTTCACGCGCTTTATACCAGCCTGCTCGGTGTACTCACGCAACAGGTCTTCCAACGTCGCTTTCTTGAGCGGGCGTTCGCCGATCAGCGTGCCGTCGATACTGGGCACGGCGGCGCAACGGCAGGATACGTGAATCGGCGGCCTCGGTCCTTTGTCGACCTTGAAGCGACGCCCATCGAGCGCCCCGCATTGCGGACAGGTTCGATCGTCGAGCGTGGCTGTCCAGACCACGAACTTGATGAGGCGAGCGTTCTTCCTGAACAGCTCGCCTCGCGCATGATGAGCCGCTGTGTTCGCCGCCGTTCTGACGATCGCGTTGGCCCGCGCCCTCGTCAGATCAAACTGCTTTCTAATGCGACTGGCAATCGCCTGAATGCCCTCGCCCTGCGCGAGACCGCGCCGCACCGACGTCATGATCCCGTCAGTCACGATGTCGCTCAGCCTACCCATAATTTGATTGAGCGGCGTGCCGTCAACAACCATCGTCTCGATGATGCCCTTAAGCTGCGCTGCTGAGGGAACCGTGAAGCTCATCACCACCGGCAAGGCGTCCTTCATGATCGACGCGACGATCTTCGGATCATCGATACCGATATCCTGCATGATCTCGCGCAGTCGCCTGTCGATCTTGCGGTAAGCCCTGCCGAGAATCGCGGCGATGTTGCGCTCCAGCGCGAGAAGCCGCTTCGTTGTCGTCTCGCCGGTATCGACGATTTTTTTGAGTCGGGCGTCGATGCGCTCGCGTAGATCGGCGTGCGCGTCCTCGAGCAGCTTGATGATCTCTCGCGATGCTGCCCCGCTCTGCTGAATGAGCTGGATCTGGCGCTTGATCAGCGCATCGCGGATGTCTTCGTTGCTGGTCGCCATCCCCACGGTTTAACGCGAATGCGAGCACGAGGGAAACGATTAACTTATTGAAAAATAATAATAAAGATCACCGGCTTGGTCGGCCAGGCGCTCGAAATGGGCATCATCAACGCAGACAACGAGAACAGGTAGTCTTGAGGGAGGCAGCTTACGTCACCAAAGAGACAGCCGAGACAAGAGTCACCATGGTGATGATGGTCAAGATGCAGTGGCGACTGGTTGCGGTCGGCTGAGATGGCATAGGATGTTTCTGATTTTTGGTTGTGGCGGGATTGATCAGCATCTTATCGACATCCTGTTTTTGAGTTGTATGCGACTAGCATGAATGCTCTCTAAAGGCTTAACCGCGTTTTCACTCAGACCTGGACGTCTACTGTGCGTCTCAAGGGCATGATTGATCGTACCTAGGTCAAGAATTTCAAATTTGTTTTTGTAGTGAGACTCAACCTTCGCTGATCGCTCTATCACGTCGAATTAGTGGCTATAACATTTCCAATAATTTCATAATGTTAGGTGTCAATTCATCCCGTGGCACGTTTTTCGCTTATCGGCTTCTTCGTCAGTCACCACCCGAATGGCCAATAGCAAGGAAAACTTTCGGCTGATTTTTGGTTGCAGATTTAGAAGCTTTGAATTGTGCAAATCTCAGGTTCAAGCACGTCCGAATTACAAGCCTTTGTTGAAACCGCCAAATGAATCGCGGCTGCCAGATTCTAGAGGCAAGTGTGGGCCATTTTTTCTTACTATCCAACTCTGTATGCTAAATGGAGCTGTCAAATGAATGCTGATCTGAGCTGGAAGACTGTAACGTATGAGCAAGATAGCCGAACCTATGCCGGCTACTACATCATCGAAGGTAGTACTCTTACCGTGATGTACGAAGACAGCGTTCAAGGAGGCCACGGAAAATCAGCAGCGTTACTTCCCGGAGGGCTTGGTGAGTTGCGAATGGCGGCGGCGCTTCTGGGCGAGATCGTTCGCGAACTGGAAGTGGGTGTTCCTGCCTAGGGCTCAGTTTAAGAAGGCGTTAGAGGAGCGCCCGGACCCGGGGACAATGCAGCGGGGCGATGAGGATCTGCGCACCACTGGCAGTATTCGTTAGTGGCGAGTTTGGGTCAAAATTTCCCCTTAAGCGCCTTTCGCAGTCTCTGTCAGCAATCCGCCAGAAACCAGACCCTACCACACCCCAGCATCACCACCACGCATCGCCTCCAACGCATAGCGAACTGAATCCACTGTGTGGTTGTTCTTATCCTCGATCAGCGGCGTCACCTGGCTGGTCTGCGGGTTGATCTTATGGCGATAGCTGCCGAACTCGTCGATGGTGTGCTTGCAACGCGGGTGGATGATGGTCTGATAGCTGTTCACGAATTCGATGCCGTCCTGCACCGACCCGGCACCTTTCTTTGCCGCCCAGATCTTGAAGTTCTGACCCTGCATATAGCTGATCGTGTCCGGTCGCTGGCTGTCGGCGACGATCAACCAGCGCCGAGATTCAGGCACCGTGTCGAACAGCGCCGGGATGTCTTCGATCTCGCATTGCACCTTCCAAGCTTCATGGTCGATATAGATGCGCCTGGCCGCGTCATCGACCCATAGGCGCACCAAGCATGTGGGATCGATCGAGAAGCCCCAGTCGGCACCGAAGAGGAAGAAAACGCCGTCGGGTGTATCGAACTCTTCCACCCGCCAGTTACGCATGACCAGGCTGTCAGGGCGTTGCCTCGTGTGCCCTTCCCAAACGTGCAGATATTTCGCGTTATCGTGAGCTCGATCCCATTCCATCTCCTCGCGCAACACAGCGGGAAAGAACCGGTTATCATCGTAGTTGACCTTCCGCACGACCGCGTTCTCGCGCGGCGGATCAGCGAGCACGAAGTCTTCATAAATCGGATCGGTGGACTCGTTCGGATTGAACGTCGCCCAGATCTCGGACCCTGGTTTTCGGATCGTCGGGATCAGGATATCGAGGCTCTCGCGAGAGATCCGATCGGCCTCCTCGAGCCAGGCGATGTCGATCCCCTCGAACGACTTGATCTTGGTGGCATTATGCTTGAGGCCGGCGAACAGAAACGCCGAGCCGTTGACGCCAACGATCTCGCTGTTGGTGCTGATGTAGAAATCCTCGAGCCCCATCTCATGGGTGAGATCATCGAGCAGCCGCTTGACGCTGTCGGCGATGCTCATCTGGATCTCGCGAGCGCAGAGGATTCGAAGCGGGCGGCTCGCAGCGAGCGCTAGCAAGGTCCCTGCAGTACACCAGCTTTTTCCTGAACCACGGCCGCCATAGAAGATTTTGTAGCGAGACGGCCGATAGAGTTCCTCGAACGCCCTAAGTATCTTCATCGGCGTCGACGAACTCGATCTTGATGCTGCGATTTTCGTTGACCTTGTGCTCAAGACGTTGGGCCTGCTCTCGGAACATCTCGCCGCCGTGGCACTTCAAATAGAAGATCGAACCCGTGCATCCCGTGCCGAACAGCTGCCGTTCATGAGCCGCCCTGATCCACATTCGCGCCTTTTTAAGAACATGGGAAAATGCTGGTTTTTTCTCATAGTCGAGGAACGTGCTGTAGTCCGCGAAGTCGAGATGAACGCAGAGGCCGGAAAGCGTCGGCGGCTCGGGCGGCTTGCCTCTCTGCCGAAGGCTCTTGAAGAATGCATCAACCGCTTTCTGCAGCTCTTCAACGGTCGAGAATTTAGGCGGTCGACCGACCGGGCGTTTGGTTTTCTTCTTCCTGGAAACAGGCATCATGCTCGCCGCGCTGTTGTTTCACGGCGATTCACTCAACAACGGAAAAAATAGTCAAGCTTTTGATTTTATTGGAAAAATAATTGATTTTTATGATTCTTCAGAGGTGGTTCCTGGCATTTCGATCAAGAATGATCTTGAAGGAATCGAATAAACAACTTATGGTAGAAAAACATCGCGCAACAACACGCATTTGGTGTCACTGGTAGAGTCCAAGGTGATTTGTCATGCCCCTTCAAGGTGATCTCGAAAGCCTCATCACTGCAGAACTTCGCGAGCTACGCACAAGGCTAACTGATGCGAATGATCCGGTAGAAACCGCGATCTTGACCATGTGCCTTGGAGAATTCTCTCATGAGCTGTTCACGCGGCTAACCGCGAGCGGAAACTCGACGATCGAGCATGGAAAAGCATTCTTTTTAAAGCTTGCTGACACAGTCGGAGCCCATCCAAGGGTTCCCGCGAACGACGTCGGTCCAGCATTTGCGAGGCGATTTCTTGACGCGAAGGATCGCGCATACATTTCTTGAACTAAAACCTCACGCGAATCGGCGTGCAAACTCGATCAACGACCATCCTCGATCGATGTTTAGATCATCTAAGTTCAGCTCTAGATAGGTAGCATCAGCATGTGGCGCGAAACGCCAGAGCTCGCCTTGTTTCAGTTGAGCGTAGTGGTAGGGCGGCCAATTACGGTGACGGATCCGATAACCTCTCTTCACGGCGTCGATAAGCTTCATGATCTGCCCTCCTATAACACCAACAAGACAAATACCGATCTAATTCCAAAATCATATATTAACACTGTAATATTCGTAATCAGAACTCGAATTCTATCAAATAACAGATCATCGATGACGGACGTAATTATCTATGGAATATTTAAATAATTTCATCCTTCTACGCTAGAGTTTGCTCAATAACCTACTCGAAAACTATGATCTACATCACAGCTTCTCAATAAGAAAGCAGCCATTGATTGTGGTCCGGACCCAGGTCATGATCCCCTATCTCAACAGGCTTGGGTCCGGCCCCCTCCGTCGACGTCGCCACTGCATCTGATAAAACTGCAGTATCTGAGTATGTTAGCGACATACCGCCTCTTGACGCTTGCCAACTTTCCCAGCTACCGCGAAAGACAAACAGGGAGAATGTCGTGGATATCAAGGAAGAAGTACGTCGACGAATCGCCGATCTTACTCGGTTCGCCTACGAACGCGGCTTTCGAGATGGCGCCCAGTCGGCACTGGCCGAGATCGAAAATTTGGCGACGGACGATGTTGTCGAACAACTCAGTATGGAGCCTGCGCCGTTAAAGGCCATCGCTGAGGCTAAGTCCACCAAGAAAAAAACGTCGAAGGTAGCTAGCAAAAAGCGTCAGTCGGCAAAGAAGCCAAAGAGCATCGTCATTCAAGAGGTGGTCCACGAACTTCTCGCCGCAAATGGCGAGACTCGACGTGATGAAATCCTGACAGCGGCTCAGGCCAAAGATTCTCGGATCACGAAATTCGACCTAGGCAATGGTCTCCGCACGCTCATGAAACGATCGGAGATCAAAGTGGCGCCTGACGATCGTAGTAGATTGTTGCCCGGCTAACGCTAAATCGTAACATCGACCCTATTGCCACATCCTGGATCGGCATTCTTTCGCGGCGCGCGGCGGCGAGGCTGTCGGGTGTCCAACTTCATGTTGACCTCGCTGATGGCATTGCCGTCCTTCGTTCGTCCCTGACGATCCAAAGTTCCGGATCGTAGATGACGGCTGCTGGGCTGATCGATGGCGCCGCTGGGGCTGGCCACTCTCATGATGAACTCCTTATCGTGCTCGCTATACCTCCCATAGGTGTTGGTATCCGGCCGACGGACCAGCATCGTTAAAACACAATAAC